TAGACTGTAGTCCAAAAATGTTTAAAACATTACAACACAAATTTAGATATGTGTTACAAGGTAATGTAGATGATCTTGTATTCCTAAACAATATGGAAGATGAATACCTAGAAAAAACTGTTGACAAACCATTCATTATGAGTGGAAAATGGCCTCATTATATGATTAATAGTAACAATACAATTAAGTTTACATTTGCATTTGGAGCTCCATGGGATGGAGATTTGAATAATAAAACATATGTTGACTTATTACAAAGATCATATGACAAATATAAAGATTGTTATCTATCATTTGAAAACATTACACTACCATTAGATTATGCAAAATATTATGA